TTATCCCAGACCCATTCACGACCTTCTCGTAAACCGACGACATAGGCATCTTTTGCCGATGGATCGGATACAATATCGATGGCAATTAGTTTATAGTCTGGTTGTACTTCGTTGTATCCAGAAGCGGATCTTAACGATCCAGCACCTCGGGTTGATACACCCATTTTGACACCCTCTTTGATGAGGGCTTCGGCAATATTTCCCATTGGAGTTGAAGATAAGATTTTAGCTTTACCTATAAAGTCATCTCCCCTTTGTACCAAGGAAACGACCTTGTGGGATACTCTAGATAAGTCAATCTCGGCAGTTGGTGGGTGGTTAAGTTCCCCCAGTGCTCGGTTTTCCTTAATGTAATTTTTATTGTAATTATAAACTTCACGCTCCAAAATTGGAGTAGGATATTTTCTATTGTTTCTATTTACAGAATTACCCTGTATGTAAATACCCTCAATGAAGAGGGATTTTATACCATTCTCAGTTGATTCTGAGATGATAAAATCATCCTCTACGCTTTCCTTTATTAGAAGCATTCGTTATTTTCCTTTTTTTATTCGGTTTCTTCTTCAAAATCTTCTTCGAAATCTTCTTCGTCTTCTTCGAAATCTTCTTCCTCATCTGGATCTCCATCCATGCTTTCAAGTAAAATATCAGCTAATTCTTCAATTTCACTCTCTGATAACTCTTCTCCAGTTTCAGATTCAATTTCTTCTACCAGTTGTTCTAGTTCTTCGACAATATATTGATAATCTTCCATGATAAGATCATCTTCGTCTTCCGCCTCTACATCTTCCATTTGAACTGGTTTTTTATTGCCTTTTGAAGCTTTTATTGCCTTATCTCTTGAGCCTTTCCATTCTTCAGTTGAGGATTCTTTTTTTCCATCTCCATCATAATCCTTACTTTCGGTAAAAATGGTTGGAGCATAGCTCTTCAACTTCTCTTCGAGAAGGCTTCCAAGTCTGTCATATAGTTCATTTTCGATGAGTTTTTTGCCACCCATAACATCTTCATTGATTAGTTTAATTACTGCTTCGTTTAGATTCTGCATATATTTCTCCGTATTTTTATTTATTTATTTTATGATTTAGCAGCATTTGTATGAACTGCAAAAATATATCTTCGTTTTTTGTTATAAGACTCAATAGTTTTGGATTTTCTGAAAATAATTGGTGTATAAGCTTTAAAAAGTGTTTATCTAGAAGAATTTTCTTACTCTGCTTAAACTTAATTAATAGCTTAGAATTTCCTTTATTTTTTAACTCTTTTTTCAAAGCTTCTTTGTCGTTGAAAAAAACTATCATTGTTCTTGCTGTTCAGGTGGCATAGAGGCTTGAACCTGAGCTTGTTTTATTCTTTCCTCTTCGATTTCAGCTTCTATTTTGGCTATTTCTTGATCTGTCATCTTCAGTATATTCTTTCTGATATACCGAGTTGAATAGAATGTTCCAGTAAAATTGGCTAGAATATTTAACATTTCTACCTTTTCCCTGAGAATTTCATTTTCCTTCAGTTCTGTGAAATATGAATCCTTGTTGAAATCAAAGATGATATCTTGGTTTATCTTGTTCCAGTCGTTTAGGGTTAGAATTCCCTTGAGAATGCATTGCTTTTTCAATACATCCAACAAAAGCATTGAGAATTTAAGTCTAAGTCTTTCTATGAATTTATAGAACTTAACTTCATCTCTGGTGATTTCAGAGGTTCTTCCCATGTTAAATCCAGTTGTAGTTTCAAGTCTGGATATTGGTACGTTTAATGCTCTGTATAATTTTCTCTGTAGATATTCAACGTCTTCCATTTGTCCTAGATTCTGGCCACCATCCAAGGTAACTATTTCAGTTCCCTTCGATCCTTCTTTTCTTGGAATCCAGAAATCTTCCAACATGGATAGATGTGTTCTATCGTCCTTGATCTCACCAGTTTTTTGATCGTAAATCAATCGATTTCGATAACGATTCATCAGCTCTCTCATGTACTGTTCTGCTTTTTGCTTTGGCAAAGAACCAACATCTACATAGAAAACTCTTCGTTCTGGTGCTCTTGACATTCGATAAATCACAACAGCATCCTCAATCTGACGAAGCATGTTCAGTGGACGTATTGCTTTGTGCAGATATCCTATTACTCTTTTGCTGCTATGGTCAATCAATCCAGATGGTGCATATGCAATAGAATCTACTGCTATTTTCAATCCAACATTTGATGTTGGCATTATTGAATCTGGATCCATGTCCGTGTAGATATAATATTCCTCAACACTTTTAATTGCTGGTGTCTGAACATTATTGATTATCTTATTTTCTCTCTCAACTTTTCTAACTTTTCTTATCTTTGTGGGATCAATGGGTCGAAGTTCTTGTATTCCTCGTTCTGGTTTATTGACATCAATTACGCAATGGTAATAAACCTTTCCGTCGATATACCATCTTCTGAAAATTTCAAATCCCTTATTTGAGAAATCAAATAGCTTTAGAATATTTTTATATTCATTTAATACTTTAAATTTGATATTTTCAGACAGGTCAGTAACGTTATCCAGATTGAGTTCTATTGACTTTTTCTTATCGTCAAATACTATAGATTCGTTTATGATGTCTTCTATAGCCATATCGACCTCTGGATATAGGGACATCGATCTATATTGTTGAACTAATTGATTTTCGTTTCGATACTGACTACCAAAATCATAAACAGTAGAAAGAAAACCACCCGCATCGATTACAACGCTTCCGTCATAATCGTCGGGTGGTACAAACGATTGGTTTGTTTTTTGATCCTCAGCAGTTGGCTGCAATGGATCATTTTGTTTTCTACCGAACGCGAACCCAAATAAATTGTCTATAAAATTTGCCATACATTATATATATTCCACACTTTGACTTACTTGCCTGCGGCTGCGGTTTGTGGTTCCCAGAAATCGTAAGCCATGGTGACTGTGAATTCTGCGAATTGGTTTTCCGAATCGTAGGAAAGGTCGAGTGGGGACATTTCTACTGGGAAGCAGTTAATCATCTTGATGTGCTTCGAGTAGCTTGCTGGTTCCTGTGAAGCACCAGTTCCCTGACCCGATGAATCGTCGTAGTAAATGTCCCAGTTGGTTACGTAGTTGTAGTTTACAACGTGTGTATCTCTGGTATCCATAGCATCAATCCAACGTTCAAAGCCAGCTTTGAGGTTGTGTGATGTCTTTGCTCCAGAAGCTTCGTATACAACGATGCTCCAGTCGCCGTATACACGTTCTCCTGAGAACTTAACAGTTCTACCTTGCCACATGATTGGAATGACTCCAATGGCTGAGGCTGGGGTTTGTGAAGCTTTGCAGTAGATTGTTTGTACGAGATTTAAATCTAGATCGTCGGCTATTCCCTGTGGGTAAGAGAAGTTAACCATGAAGCGGTTTGTTCTTACGCCGAAAAAGTTTGCTCTGAATTGTGATAAGCTATTTGGCATGTGTACTATACTCCTTCTATTTTATCAGAGTGTTGATGTTAGACTCTTGTTTGTGATGGTGATCTTGACGAAGTTGATGGATGGGATTGCCTTGATGAGAACATCAGCAACGAATTGACGAGCTTGGATTACTGATGGTGGGTTGTTTGTCTCATCACAGATAATCTTGTATTCCGAGATACCGCTTTGTGCCTTAACGTTTCTTAGAACAGCGTCGGCGGTTGTTAGGAATCTATTTCTAGAAATTGAGTCATTTTGCTCGAACAGAATTGTTCTACCAAGTTGTCCAAGAACCTTTCTCAAGTAAATCACAAGACGAGAAACGTTTACTGCATCCAATGTAGAGTTGTTGTCTACGTTGTATGTTTTGTCACCGAAGAGGAATGTTCCTTCGCCAGCGAACGAAACTACTGGATTTATATCAAAATCATAAAGATTATCTTGCGCTGTATCTGTTAGAGCTTCTGTTAAGCTGACTACATTGAGAATTTGACCTCTCTTGACACCAGCGGGTGAAATCCATGGGAATGATGTGCGGTCTGTTCTAGCAAAGCATCCAGCAACGTCTGGAGCAAGGGAAGAAGTAATTAGTTTTGTGCTGTCTCCACCTTGATTTAGTTGTTGTTTTTCTCCATAGACAACCATTGAGAACTGTGAAGCAGATTCGTTTATTGCTGTGATTCCAGCGGCATTTACTGAAGATACTTTCCAAGAATTTAGATTTACATCTGTAAAGAACTCAGCTACAGCACTGAATACAGCAAATACTGGTTCGTTCTTGGAAGCCTTGGTGTTTGCAAACGATGAAACTATTCTATTATTTGCTGTGGTTCCAGCAAAAATAACGTCTGGTGTAATTGCTTCATAACCACTGGCGTTTACGGTTCCAGTGAATCCAACGTAGCATGGAGCTCCGTATTGGAGGAAGTTATTTACTGCATACCAATCATTGGTCCATGTAGTAGCACCATTTGTTGCTAGATAACCAGAAATAAAGGTCAATCCGCTGGCTCCACCCAGAGCATTTTCTGTTTGGGTGAAGGTTTGAAGTCTACCGTACCAGTCATTTAGGGTTGGTACGTAGTAATATCCAGCTGCCTTTTCTGCGGTTGTTCCAAATACACGAAGATTTTGGTTAGCGGAAGCACCCATCGAAATGATCATACCGATGGTTGGTGATGCTGGTTCTCCGACAGGAATTACGATTGAGTCATCTACGACTGTTAGTGATACGTTTGGTCTTGCCATGTTTTCTCCTTAGTAATAATTTATCCTAATATTATATAGAAAA